TTCCCGCCAGGACTAAAGCACGCCGTCGGCCTGCTCGCGTCGCACTACCTGACGACGGGGCGCGACATCACGATCATCGGCGACCGCATGGAGGTGATGCCGTTCGGCTATGCCGAAGCGATTGCGCCGTTTCGGCTCGTGGCGTTGACGTGAGGATGTATGCCGTTTCAACTCCTTCGGCCGACGTCGCAGCAACGGCACCGCGTCACGCTCGACCGCGCCGCGCAAGTGCCGGACGGCGATGGCGGCTACATCGAGGGCTGGCTGCCGCTGACACCCCCGTCGATGTGGGCGGCGATTCAGCCCGCGACACCACGGGGCCTCGAAAAAGTGACGGCGAGCGTGGCCGTGCAGGCCATCGCGACGCATCTGGTCGTCTTGGACTATCACCCGCAACTGACCATCGAGTCGCGGCTGACGTATCACAGCCGCGCGTTTCAGATTCACGTGATCGAGAACGTCGACGAACGCAACCTACAGCTGGTCCTCGTCTGCTCGGAGATCATTGGTGGGAGTAACGATCTCGGGTCTGTCGGAACTCATCGCCGCTCTGCACCAACTGCCGAGTGAATTGCTGACGGAGGCGAGCGCCATCGTGCAGCACACAGCGGAGCAGGCCATGTCGGAGATGGCGGCGGCCTATCCGCCCACGACGGATCTGGCCAGCAAACTGTCGCTCAGCGGATCGTCGGACGCGGGCGGCGTGGCTTACCGCGTCGTGAACCGGCACAAGCTGGCGGCCATGTATGAATACGGCACGATGGTGCGGCACACCGCGCTGGGCTACAACCGAGGCGCGATGCCCGCCAGGCCGACCGTCGTGCCCATCGCGATCCGCAACCGCAGGGATGTGATGTATCCAGCGCTGATCGCGCTGGTCGAGCAGACGGGCGCGACCGTCGTCGGGTCGCTGCCGTGAGTCTGCCAGACACCAGCGCCGTCGATGCCGCCGTCGTCGGCGTGCTCTCGGGTGATGGGGCGCTCGCGGCGCTGCTACCGGACGGGGTGTGGTTCGACATTGCCGAGCAGGGCGCGACGCAATTCGTCGTCGTGTCGTATGTCGATCACGCGGACCTCGACGCGCAAGGGCAGCGCCCCAGCGCCGTCGAGCAGCTGCGCCTCCAAGTCAAAGCGGTAACGCAGGGCTCGAGCGGGCTCACGGTGAAGCAGGGCGCCGCGCGGATCCACGAACTGCTGCAAGGGCAGCCGTTGACGATTGACGGCTACACGCTGATGACGCTGAAGCGCGCGTCGCACGTGCGCTATACCGAAGTCGATCAACTCACAACCGAGCGCTGGCAGCACCGGGGCGGCCATTACGACGTGTGGGTCGCGCCGACAGACGAGGCGGAAGGGGATGATCCCGTGGGCTACTACGCCATAGATTCGTTCGGCGGCGACCGCAGCGTCTACCAACAGACGGACACGCCGGACGTCTACCCGACCATCGACCCGTCGCAGCCCTACGCAGCCGTAGCGCCGGGCACGGTGCTGTTGGTGCTCGACACGCTGCCCGCTGACGGGCAAGTCGCATTCGAGCTCTCAGCCCGGCTCCAACAGGCCGGGAGCGGCGTGATCGGGAAGGCGGCGCTGTTCAACATGGACCGCCAGACGGTGATCGCGGGCTCGGAGCTCTCGTTTCCCGCCGACGACGTGGTGGGCACCCGTCGCCGGACGGGTCCGCTGACGCTGGCCGCGAGCGTCGCCTACGGCGTCCTTGTCACCACGTCAGCCGCCGCGAACGGCTTTGCGGTGTGGGGCGCGAAACTCCTGCACCCGTGAGGAACGCCATGAACTACCTCCGTCTCTTTGTTGCCTTCGTCGCAGCGGCGATCCTCGGGCTCTCGATTGGGCTCTGGGGCCAAGCCGAAATTGCGCGGTTTTCGAAGGTCGTGGTCACGTCGACGGATCCGGACGCGCTCACCGTGGGCGGGGTGCCGGTCAACGGCGGCGGCGCGCCCATCTGCGGGCCGAACCAGTTCGTGCAGTCGTCGACCACGTGCAGCAAAACATTGCTGGCCGCGAACCCCACGACGACGACGCCGCTACTCACGGTGGGCTACACGAACAATCCCGCACTATTTCAGGTCTACAGCGACGCGAATCCGAACGACGACGGCATCCGCGTGTTCGGGGGCGTGTACTTCGGCGGCAGCACGGGGAAGCAACTCGCCGTCGAATCGCCCGGGAATGATATCGGCGGATTTTTCTCGATCACCCAGAACAACGAAATTATGAACGACCTGACGCGGCCGACGCTGACGTCAGGGTTCGGCGCGGGCGCGGCGCTACAGGCGCACGCGACCGGCAGCCTCGGGCGCGTGACGCTGGGCTCGGCGCCGGGCGCGACGTTAGTGCTCGACACCCAACTGGGATCGGCCGCTCAAGGTCCGGTGTGTCTCATTCAGAACGAAACGACTGCCACGCTGTTGGGGCATACGCAGAGCACGGGCACGATCACGATCACAGGCACGTTCACGGCGGGCGACGTCATCACGTGGATGTGCTGGGACATGCGCGGCCCATGATGACGACGAACCAAGGCCGTCCGCTGCGCGTGTTGCTGATTCACCCGGGGGCGTCGTGGTCGACGCACGACGTATACGAGGGCCTCGTCTACGGGCTGCGCGCGCACGGCGTCGAGGTGTTCACCTATCGGCTCGACCTGCAACTCGACGCGTCACAAAAGTCCCTCTATTGGCTCTGGCGCGGACGCAAAAAGAGCGACCCGACGTTACCGAAACCGAACGGCGCCGACGTGCTGCATCACGCGGGCGTCTGCGCGCTCGACGCGGCGCTCGACCGCCAGGTCGACGTCGTGCTCGTGGTCTCGGCGATGTTTCTGCACCCGAATTTGATCGTGAAATGGAAGCGCGCGGGGCTGCGGATCGCGGTGCTGTTCACCGAGTCGCCCTACGACCTCGAACAGGAGCGCGCCGTCGCGGCGATTGTCGATGGCTGCTGGACCAACGAACGCTGCGCCGTCGCCGACTTCAAGGAAGTCAACGCGCGCACCGGCTACCTGCCGCACGGCTGGCATCCGGTCACGCACAACCCCGCTGCCACGACCGACGATGCCGACGTGCCCGCCCACGATGTGGTCTTCGTCGGCTCGGGGTTCCGCGAGCGCGCGCAGTGGTTTAACGCCGTCGACTGGACGGGCATCGATCTGGGGCTCTATGGCGCGTGGGATCGCGTCGGGCTCTCGCGGTCGATGCAGACACGCGTCCGGGGCGGCATCGTCTCGAACGCGCACAGCGCGGCCCTGTATCGCCGCGCGAAAGTCGGCCTCAATCTCTATCGCCGCAGTCGCGGCTTTTCGGGACTGGCGATCACGCACGCCGCCGAATCGCTGAACCCGCGCGCGTACGAGCTCGCGGCGTGTGGCGTCTTTCATCTCAGCGAGGCGCGCGCCGAAGTCGTCGAGACGTTCGGCGATCTGGTGCCGACGTTTCGGACGCCAGAGGAAGCCTCGACGCTTGTGCGGCAGTGGCTCGCAGACGACAACGGGCGCGTGCGCATCGCCGCCGCGCTTCCGGCCGTAGTGGCCGAGGCTTCGTGGGTGGACCGATCCCGTATCGTGATCGGCGACCTGCAACGGCTTATCGGAACGGCGGCCGCCTGACGGCCAAAGGAGTAACGCAATGGGTGCATACGCTGGGCGGAGCGGGTTGGTGTATCTCTCGATTTCGGGCACGGACGCGCCCGCGCTGGTGCTGCGGCTGAATGATTGGACGCTCAACCGCGCCACCGACAAGATCGAAGTGACCTCGTTCCTCGACAAAAACAAAACCTACGTGCAGGGACTGCCGGACCTCAAGGGCACCTTTAAGGGGTTCTGGGATCCGGACGAGAGCAAGCCGTTCGCCGCGTCCAAGTCGGTCGACGGCTGCCAGATCGTGCTCTACCCGAGCGCCGACGCGCCGAGCAAGTTTGCGTACGGGCCCGCGTGGCTCGACGTCAACATCGACACGCCGGTCAACGGCGCGGTCGCGATGGATGCGTCCTTTGCCGCAAACGGCAGCTGGAACGACACGTTCTGAGATGCCAGGTAACACGTTTCGGTATCGGTGGACGGCGGCCGAAGTCCGCTGGGGCTATCAGGTCGCCGCCACCCTCGCCGATGTCGTGCTCGTCGTGGACGCGAGCGGGTCATCACTGACTGCGCGCGTGCTCGGCTCCGATCCGTTTCGGCTGTCGCAGCGGGCCTTGACGCTTCGGGTGAATCGGTCGCCGTCGCCGTGGCGGTGGCCCATCGTATCGCTGCAGATCGCTGGCACCGAGATCCGCGCGCGGCTCGGTCCGGCATTGGAGTAACGAGATGGCCCGCTGTCGCTTTGTACAACCTGACTCGAAACGACTCGACTTAACTGGCGGCGACTGGATCGAGGTGAAGGTCGAATTGACGGCGGGCGAGACCCGCGATCTGTTCGGCCGGATGCGCCCCTACGTGACCCCTGGCGAACTGAACCAGCTGATCGCGAAGGAGGTCGGCATCGCGCGGATTGTCGCGTACTTGCTCGACTGGTCGTTCGTCGATCCGGATCTGAAACGCGTGCCGGTCAGCGTGCAGGCCATCGACGGCCTGTTCCCGGAAGACTTCGCCGAAGTGCTGTCGGTGATCGACGTTCAC